AGTTCTTTGCACTAAAAGGCCATGAGACTAATTACAGTCCTAAGGATATGGTACGGTGTGCAGGCCCAGTAAACCCACAAGCTATTACGATGATACATGATGATGACTGGTATAGCTCGAATACCTATGTGCTACAGCGGGGCCTAGCAGTCAGTAGTGATGAGTTCATGCTCGAAAAAATGATGACAGGAAACGAGCCAAGATATTGGCGGATGTACACTGGCATGGCTGGATGGGCTCCAGGTCAATTGGATGCAGAAATAAATGGTACATTTCCTTATCAAAGTTACAATGGATGGTTGACATATCCAGGTGACCGTGCTACAATATTTAGATACGATGAGGAGCAACAATGGGAAAAAGCATTAGAACAATGCACGATGCAAGCAATAGACAGCTGGTTCTAAAAACCATGCAAATGGAATTAAAGAAGATGAAGGAACATTCAAAGGAATGGCATAGACTTACTATGCAGATAAATGAAATGGTAGCTGAAAACTACCTAAGGTATATTACCAAATAACTCGGAGAGAAAAATGATTAATAGGTTTATCACAATTTTGCTCTTAGTGATAGGCCTAACAGCGGGGCCTGCACTACTAGCACAAGAGCAACAACCACCACAGCAAAAAGGCAAGCAATTTTTCACAGTACAATCCTGTGACGATCCTTTTACAATGACTGACCTTATTATTAACAAATATGGTGAACAACCTTTGTTTAGAGGACAGGGTTTACAGTTTCATCGTAATGGCCAGGCGTTTGCAAGTGACATGATGTATTTCGTTAACCAAGACTCAGGTACATGGAGTTTGATTTCATTGTATCCAGATGGAACAGCTTGTATGGTAGCAAACGGAAGAAACTTTGCACCATATAGCGGACCTACCATACCAACTAAGAAGGATGGAACATGAAGTGGTTTATTATAGTTTTGTTCTATACTATACACGGTGACATTTATGTTTTTACCGATCCTACATTTGATACAAGAGAAGAATGTATAGCAGCAGTGAAAGATCCACAAAATGTTCCTGCTTATAGTCAAAAACTTGTGTTAGAATATGGTAGACTTTTACCAATTCAGGCTATAAACTGTGTAGATGAAACAGTCGTTAACAAATTGATGAGTCAAGGGAGCGCATAATGTGGGCATTGGTTTTTATATACTTCTATGATGCAACTCCTTACATCGAACCTGTTACAGTACATAAAAGCATGGTAGAATGTTTCTATGCACGTGAAGCACTTAGTGATGAAGTAGGCAAAGGCGGCGGCTATTTCAAAGCAGGACAGCAAGCACTTTGCATTAATCTTAGCGAAGACACTAGTACATAAATATTTCTATACACGAGGAACACAACGTGAGTCAAGTATTATTACTCAACGCAGACGCACAGCCAGTATCATATCTACCATTATCCGCTATACAGTGGAAAGAAGCCATTACATATCTTTGGCTCGACAAAGTTACAGTATTAGAATGGTACGATGATTGGGTTGTGAGTAGCACAAGTTGGGAAACTAGAGTGCCTGCGGTTATGATGCTAAAAAATATGCAGCGGCGACGGCAACGGCCTAGATTCTCTAAAGTAAACCTATACATCCGCGACTTATACACATGCCAATACTGTAACACTCCCTACACAAAAAACAATCTAACACTTGATCACGTAACTCCTATATCCAAAGGCGGAAAAACTTCTTGGACAAACATTGTTGCAGCTTGTCAATCATGCAACACCATTAAAGGTAACAAAACGCATATGAAACCTAAGAAAGTCCCATATGCGCCTGATTACTACGAGCTTGTCAATAAGAGAAAACAACTAGATTTTAATATTGCCCATCCTAGCTGGACAGGCTATATCTAACAGCGGGGCCTTACTTAAACCAGCCTACCTTTTCTCCAGCATCTAATCTACGTGTATGCTCTTCAACTGTTCCTGGATACCTCCACGCCCATATTGCAACTAATGCCATAAAGCCTCCGCTCCATATTGCAGCATTGATATTATAGGTTGTGAACCATAGGAATGCAAGTGAAGAACTCATTACAATCACCATTGCATATTTGCCTTTTGTTGGAAATACTCTCTTTTGTGTCCAGTTTGTAAGGAACGGGCCAAAGTATTTGTGATTGTATATCCAGTCGTGCATCTTTTTACTACTTTTTGCAAAACAATAAGCAGCAAACACTAAGAATATACTGAACGGTATTCCCGGAACAATTACACCAACATATGCCATACCGAGACTCATAAAGCCTAAGCAGAGCCATATATACTTTTTAATTTTATTCATAAATTACCTTTCGTAGTGCATCAACTAGCTGATGCATCATCGCATCTGTATGTAAAGGAGTAGGCGCAATGCGTAAACGTTCTTCTCCAACTGCAACCGTCGGATAGTTGATCGGTTGAATGTATATACCAAACTCATTTAATAATGTGTCGCTCATAGTTTTGCATCGTTTGGCATCACGAACCATTACAGGCACGATGTGAGTGCAAGCAACATCAAGAACTTCTATGTCCACCTCGGATAACATTGCTTTTAGTTTATCTGCACGTTCTTGATGTTGCACTCTAAGGTCGTTATGATCCTTAAGATATTTAATAGAAGCAAGAGCACCTGCACAAAGTACAGGGCTCATGCTTGTAGTAAAGATGAATCCACTCGCAACAGATCTGATTGCATCAACTACGATGCTATCTGCGGAAATGTATCCTCCTTGTACTCCATAGGCCTTACCTAAGGTGCCGTTTACTATATCGACTCTATCTTGAATACCTAGCTTTTCAAGGTAGCCTGCTCCATGGTTCCCATACAATCCTACCGCATGGACTTCATCGATATAGGTCATTGCGCCGTAGGCGTCTGCTAAATCACAGATCGAAGTTACCAGAGACACATCGCCATCCATGCTATACACGGACTCAAAGACTATGCAAGGCGTAAGTCCTTTGGCGGAGACTTGACTCAGTTTCTCCTCTAGATCGCTCATGTCATTGTGCTGCCATATGATCTTGTCAGCACCACTGTGTCGGATACCCTGTATTAGGCTTGCATGATTATTTGAATCACTCAAAAACACAATGTTGGGAATGATTTTGCTTAGAGCTACTAGTGACCATTCATTGGCAACATAAGCTGAAGTAAAAAGGAGAGCAGCTCCTTTGCTATGCAGTCGGGCCAGCTCACTCTCTAATGCTACATGATAGTGACTTGTGCCGCCAATGTTTCTTGTTCCGCCTGAACCACTTCCTGTTTGATCCAGTGCAGTATGCATCGCATCTATCACTACCTTATGCTGACCCATACCTAGATAGTCGTTACTACACCAGTTCACAATATTCTTTATATTGTAAGGACCGTACCAGATAGCTTCAGGAAAATCTCCACGCTCTCTTACTATATCATTAAACACTCTGTACTTGCCAGATTGTTTTAATTCGTCTATTGTGTTTTCAAATGGTGTTAGATCTATCATTATATACCGTTTTAATCAGTAAAATATTTATCAAAAGCTAGGTTAAGTATTCAGTTATTGGTTCTATACGCATTTTATTAAGTGTTCATATGGATTTAAATACTGAGCTATCTTTATGATAGTTAAAAGAAGGGAGGAATATCATGGATATTCTAAACAAAGTAAAAGCGTGGGCAGGCGCACTAGCAGAAGTTGGTGTTAGTCTGGCAGCTTTAGTGATCATTATGGAAGTTCTAGGGTTAGGCAATATGCCGTTTATGCCTGAAGGACTATCAGTAGTTGAAAACGTATCAGCAATGATTGCGAGCTTAGGTTCGCAGGGCGTTATGGGCTTGATCGCAGTATGGGTACTATGGGCCATTTGGAACCGTAAGTAAGCATATGGGGGAAGAAGTCTGATCAACTTCTTCCTTTATCTACAACGATAAATATACTGTAGGAGAAAATAATGAGAGCGCAAGATATTATAAGAGCTGTACTTGAACTTATAGATCAAGATGAACAAAAAGATACTGAACTTGAAGTTCAGTATCAAGATGATGAACCAACAAGTAGATTTAAACAAATTGTGGCTATGCTAAGTAATCCTACCAGTCCAGAAGCAATGGAGCCTAACGGAAGTCTAAACGGTCCAAAGCATCCTGCAGATATTAGAGTAAAAGACCCAGGAGTATAAAATGGCAGCTAACGGAATATCAACACTAGCAAACAAAAAACTTAGACAAGAAGCAAAACTTGCACAAGCTAACGCAGATAGAGCAGCTCGCAATGTAGTTGAGCCAGGACGTTATGCAGATGTCACAGCAGACATTAATCAACTACCTACCAAGTATGACACAGACAACAGTCTAATAGACAATGCTAACACAGGCGGCCTCAAACAAGGCAGACCTTGGGCAACATAATATGCCTAATCTAAATCCAAACTCAACCAACTACGTACACACTTCACAGCCAAACACCAACAGTTTGGAAATGGCAATGGACTACAACAGTGTAGGGCAACCTGTTATTAGAACTGTAGGTGGAGACATCTACAACAGTATCAATCTACCAGCAGGCTTTGGACAGATACACAAGTTTGGTGCTGTTCCTGCTATGAGTCAAAACACCAACGGAACTATATGGGACGAAGACGATACCATTTACCCATGGGCAATTATTGACTCAAACGGTGTGCTGACTGTGAGTGTGGTAGCACCCAACAACGAAGCCACAGCACGAACAACACACGATGGCGACACAGTAGAAATACAAGGGCTGGACAGCAACTACGATCTACAAACAGAAACAGTTACTATATCAGGATCAAGTGCTACAACTACCAACAGTTTCAAGCGAGTGTTTAGAGCACGGTATTCTTGCACTGATAACTTTGAACCAAACTCAGAGCGCATCTTAATCAAGTCAGGCACAACTATAGTAGCAAAAGTTCTAGAAGGTGTTGGCCAAACTATGATGAGCGTCTACACTATTCCAGCAGGCTTCACAGGCTACTTGATGCGTCTTGATGTTACAGCACAGGGCACCGCAACAGGCAGTTTCAAACTGTTTGCTCGTCCAGACGGTGTAGGCACGTTCCAAATAAAACACGTTGCAGAAGTAAACGGTGTGGGCGGACCATACCAATTGGAATATCCTATTCCACAATCATTTACAGAGAAGACAGACATTGATGCACGTATGCACACGTTCTCAAACAACGGACGTTATACTTGTACATTTGATATCCTATTAGTAGATAATACAGCAGGCACTCCATAAAAGATTAACCCCCACGCTATTTCTAACGCAGGGGCTGCTTGTTTATACTTTTTCTAAGGACTATGTCCCGATCTAATTATTGTTATTATTATTTACTAGGCTTGCCGTTTACGAACTCGTAAAACTTTTCAGCTGCTTCTAATACAGCATCAGCACCTGGTACTTCAGGCATTGTTACTGTAGTTACTACTTCGTCACCGTCTTTAGTAACAGTAGTCTCGAACTGCCCTAATTTTGCGTGATAGTCGTTCCAAATATTGTTTTGTGCCATCTCTAGCACTTTGGTACGAATTTCATATCCATTCTTGTTTGTATTAACTTTTGGCATTGCCTGCTTGAACATGTCTGCAATCTCTTGCGTTTGCTTCAAGATAGTTTCGCCGTATGTTGTTTCCACTTTTGACATTATATTCTCCTTGTGTGTCTGTGTGTAGTGTTACAATTGTAACATGGTATTTAGTGTTTGTCAACCGCCTGGGACAAAATCTTTTGGACGATACCACACTTTTTGATCGTGTAGCCGTCCTAGCAGTTCTTGTATCTCATGCATTTCGTCTTTCAACTTTTCAGATACATCGCCTTGAGCAATGGCCATTCCTCTACGGCCGGCCTTTGCTCTTAATGCTTGTTCGATAACCTCAATGTCTCTTACTGATAATTCAAAGTTATTATTTGGTTTATTACTCATCGGTCTTCCATTAAACAGGCAAATGTTATCATACCAGCTATCCATCCGTATACAACGATAAAATAGAGTGCTGTCATTGTTTTCTATCCTTTAGAATACTTTCCATTGTGTCTGTTGCTGTGGTTGTGAAGAAGCGTGGAGCAAAAGCATGAACTACAAGTGCAGGCACTAATAGCTGAAGTTTTACAGCTACTTTTAGTGCCTTAATCATATGTTCAGGTGCAGATTCTCCTACTGTTTCTAAATGTGCTTTACATTGATTACTAAACATTATATTCTCCTATGGACATTTAAAGTTTTTACATCCGCTTACATTTTGAGGATCATATACACTTCCGTCATATTGTGACCCTGTTTTGTTTTTGCCTGTTTCTACGCCAAAGTTACAACTTGCTACTGCAAGAAAAAAGGCTAATGATCCCCACACGGTAATTTTTGTCCAACGCATAAACCCTGCAAAGGAACGTTCAGCTTCTGCTTGTGCTTCTGGTCTTGGATCTGTCATGTTCTGTTTCCTCGCAGAGCAAAATACATTCCGCCTACCCAAAGTAGTACATGAAGATTGTCATACCATAAGACGTCCCAGAAACTTTCAGGTTCGCCTGTCCATATAACACCTGTCATAATACTTGCAATAGTAATGCCACTAAAACGTGTGATGATATCACCAAACTCTTTTGTTCGTTTGATATAGTCTGCTAAACCGCCAATTAATAATCCTCCAGCGGCTCCAAGTTCTCCTATTACAACAAAGGACCACACCAGTAGGGTTAATTCTACTGGCGAGTCTTCAATGTTGATTGGCCACTTGTTCAAACCTTGCTGTAGGAATATAACAATTAATGGAATACGTAGTAGCCAATGAGTCATACAAAACTCAGGTATTTTATTAACCAAACTTTTCATTCCAAATGATCCTCAGCACCATATGCTTCTTGCCAATACTCATGTGTTTGATATGCTGCCGTAACATAGCCTGCCGCAAACGCAAATAGAACCAATGCTGTAATCTTAAGATTCTTTTTCAGTCCGCCTTTGCCTTTGCTGCGTTTGTATGCTCGCCACATCCACCAAAAGCCGCCAATGGTAAGCACTGTGCTGAGTGCAATAATCCAAGGGTTGCTTGCTAGTTGTGCTCCTGTTGCACCAAATATAAGCAATAGAAGTCCGTTAATGTAACATGCTGGACACATTATAGATCAGCCAATAACTCTTTTAGTTTCTTCTTTGATTTGCCACGTACTTTTGCACCTTTAATTGCATCAACACCTTCTTGTGTCAACTCACCTACAACAACAATAGCAATCATGCCCATGCTTTTGTGTGGAGTACACTGATACAAGTATACACCTGGTGTATCAAATGTGATTGTAACTTCTTTTGACAGTTTTGATTTCTTAGGTGCGTCCCATCCATCTGGACCAGCAATGAATTCTACATTGTGACCTTTTGATGTTGGTAGCCATGTGATTGAATCTCCTACTTCGATAGTTGAGATATCTTCACTATAAACCATCTTAGCGCCGTCATCACGCTTGTTCAGCATGTCAACGGATATGTCAGCTGCAAATGCAGGTGCTGCTAAAAACAGAGCAGCGGCTGTGACTAGATTTCGCATATTGTTTTCCTTTGTCTGTAAATATGTGTGTAATATATATAGCATGACTTAACCTGTTTGTCAAGTCATGCTGAGTGTGTAATATTGTAGCAGTTACAATATTATGATGTTGGATACATGTTATGTTTGTATTCTGAAATACGCTGTGCTTCTTTAAACATACCTTTGCTACGCAATTCACGAATTGCCATGCAGTATGAACGATATTCCATTGCTTTCAAAAATCTCTTAAACATCTTTATCTCCTAGCATCAATGCTTTGGCTTCTTTGTGAAAGCCTTGGCGTGATAGTTCAGCTGCTGCTCTTGCTCTGCCTGCTGATTCTCCAAATGCCCAAACACCCATTGCAAATGCAACTAGATATTTGCTAAGTGTTTTGATAAACTTTGGTGTTGATACGGGTGTTTCGCCTACTGCTTCCATTATACCCAACCTCTCAAGTTACGGTTGATTTCTACAAGTTCACCGTATGCTGATTTTGGATATGACTGGTGTGCTATAAACTTGATATCGCCTCGTGAAAGACCAATGTCGTTTAGTTCATGGGTTGTAAGTCTTGAAAGCTCATTGATAGTGTGTTTGATGTTTCTGCGTCTTTTGATTTCGGCACCTAGTCTTTTGAAAAAGTTAGCGATGCCGTGAAGTCCAACTGTTTCGAATGTGTTTGCTACTAAAGTAGTCATGTTATTTTCCTTTGTATATATGTGTGTGTGATTTCTAAGGTTCGTCACGTACCCCGGTCTCTTCCGGCGTCACCTTTGTATGGCATAGGACATGCCCTTCATCATTTTTATAGAGCTGAAGACGCTCTAGTAGTTTGAAATAGGACAGTCTGACTGCCCTATCTCGCTTTTATTTATAGTAATGTAACACTGTTATGCACGAAAATCAACCGTTTTAGTCAACATCTATGTGCATTGCCGTTATGCGTTAACCGCAACTCTACACTATGTTTCGACGATCGATAGGATCACCACGTAGCATACATTCCATTACGTATGCTCTATCATGTTCTTGAAACTCTGTCTTAACATAGTTTTCAAGATTTCTCATTCTCATGTCTCTTGGTAGTCTGACCGCAGTCATTACACTACCAAGCAAGTTTGCTATAGTTGTCATTGTTTTCTCCAATATGTAATGCTGTCTTATATGGCGGACGCCCGTTGTCTTTTCAACGTGTCAGGTCGAAGGTGTGAATCACTTCTCTTTTCTGGCCGTTTTATTTATCTATAGGTTGACAAATGATAATTAAAATTGTAACATATAATAGTTACATTTGTGAGCGACGGGGTAAAGCCGTCAAGCAAAGGAGAAAGAAATGGACGCACTCACCTTATGGAGCCTACTTGGCTTCTTATTAGCTGCCTATGCAGTTATAGCAAACGATTCAGTACAGACTCTCGGTACATGGATGGCATCAAACAATGAGAGATTCAACTATAAAGTATTATGGGCAGCAGCAAGTGCAGTATTACTTGCAACACTATGGTATGGTTGGAGTGTAAATGGTGGAGACATCAGTTACGGCAGATTAAACAAAATCCCATGGCAAGAGGTACAATGGTATCACGCAGCCGCACCTGCTATTCTTGTAGCACTTACAAGGATGGGCGTACCAGTTAGCACAAGTTTCTTAGTGCTGTCAGTATTTGCTAGTACCTTTGTACTAGAGAAGATGCTTATGAAATCAATCATGGGCTATGGTGTTGCAGCCGCATTTGCATATGCAGTATGGTTTGCAATACACAAGTACTTCGGTAGATGGTATGATGAAACTGAAAAGGTTGCTGAAAAGAACAAGAAGTTTTGGCGTGTAGCACAATGGGTAGCAACAGGCGGCTTGTGGTGGACTTGGTTGTCACATGACATGGCAAACATTGCAGTGTTCCTTCCACGTGAAGTTCCGCTGGACCTAATGTTCCTAGTCAGCGCAGTGTTCGTAGGCGGCTTGTTCTTTATGTTTAGAGAACGAGGCGGCAAGATACAACAGATTGTACTAGAAAAACACAACACAAGATATGTGCGTAGTGCAACGTTGATTGACTTGTTCTACTGGCTATGCTTATACTTCTTTAAAGAGCTCAACGATATTCCAATGTCAACAACATGGGTGTTCGTAGGCTTGTTAGCAGGACGTGAGTTGGCTATGGCAACCTACTTTGGCAAGAAGAAAACCAAATCAGTGTTTCCACTAGTGGCAAAAGACTTTGGTAAGATGATGGTAGGACTAGGCGCAAGTGTCGCACTTGTTCTAATGATCCATTATATTATTGTACCAAACGGACTATAATATTTGGAAAGGCTGTGTTTTATAATGCAGCCTTTTCTCTTGACTAAATTATCAACGATGCTATAATTACAGTATGAAGATAGGAATAGCAGGTTACGGATTTGTAGGTAAAGCACACGAAGGTGCTTTGAAAGATTATCATGACTTAATTATATATGATCCTGCACTTGGACACTACGGTGATCTAAGACATGCAGATGCAATTATTGTTTGTGTTAGTACGCCTCAAGGTTCACACGGCGGATGTCATATGGATAATGTGTATGATGTTGTCAACAACAATTCTAATGTACCAATATTAATAAAAAGTACAATTAGTATCGAAGGATGGGACATGTTGAAACATGTATTTCCTTTTACAAGTATAACATTTTCTCCGGAGTTCTTAAGAGCAGCATCAGCACTAGAAGACTTTCAAAACACCGACACAATATTATTAGGCGGTGGTAACACAGGCTTTTGGGCTGATATCTTTATTACAGCAATGGGTAAAATTAATGTTAACATAGCAAATCCAAAAGAACTTATTGTAACAAAGTATGCTCGCAATAGTTTCTTGGCACTCAAGGTTGCATACTTCAATCAAATAAATGACCTGTGTAAGGATGCAGGTGTTGACTATGAGCAAGTAAGAATGTATACTACACTAGACAATAGGATAGGTGAAAGCCATACTACAATAACAGATGAACGTGGGTTTGGCGGACATTGCTTTCCTAAAGACACAGGTGCATTTATTGTGTCAGGAAAAAAGTACGGCGAACATCTATCAATATTAGAAGAAGCAATAAAATATAACCATCGGGTCAGAAAGGATGACACTTGAAAATGAAGATTATCACAGGAAACGCTAATCCTAAATTAGCAAACGAGATTGCTGAACATTGTTTTAGCGACCTTGTTCCAGCCAAAGTCACTACCTTTGCAGATGGTGAAACAAGCGTAGAGTTCCAAGAAAATATACGAGGAGAAGATGTTTTTATTATCCAAAGCACAGCAACTCCTGTTAATGATAGTCTTATGGAATTAATGATTATGATTGATGCTGCCAAGCGCAGCAGTGCAAAACGTATAACCGCAGTAATACCTTATTTTGGATATGCACGACAAGATCGTAAAAGTGCAAGTCGTACTCCTATCACAGCAAAACTTGTTGCAAATTTAATTACAACATCAGGTGCTGATAGAATACTTACTATGGATTTACATGCCGGACAGATACAAGGTTTCTTTGACATCCCTGTGGATGATTTAACAAGCCGTGTAGTCTTTGCTAAAGACATCAAACGTAATGTAGGTACAGATGATGGCACCGTGTTTGTATCACCTGATGCAGGCGGTGCTGTTAGAGCCCGTAAGTTTGCAGACATGTTTGGTGGTGACATTGCTATTGTAGACAAACGTAGGCCTGAAGCAGGCAAGAGTGAAGTAATGGCCCTAATTGGTGATGTTAAAGGAAAACATGCTATCCTGGTAGATGACATTGTTGACTCAGGCGGAACACTCTGTAGTGCAGCCAAAGCAATTATGGACGCAGGTGCATTGTCAGTTCGTGCATACATTACACACGGTGTATTGTCAGGAGAAGCATGTCAAAAAGTTGAGAAGAGTGTGCTAGAAGAACTAGTAATCACTGACAGCATTGCAGATCGTTGTCCTAGGAACTGCAAAAAGACACGACAGGTTAGTGTCGCGCCTTTGTTTGGTGAAGCGATACGCAGAGTAACTAACGAAGAGTCAGTGAGTAGTTTGTTTGTATGAACAAGATACCTATGAAAGGCGGAGATGAATACGATGGCTTAACCAAAGCACGTAAGTTCTATTCCTGGAGTAAAGGACAACTCAAAAAGATTAAACGAGGTTATAATAAACGACTTCGTAAAACAGGAAAGAACTTAAATGAGGATTCTTAGTCTAGTTTACTAATGTGTTTGATATACTCGACCATCGAATGATCGCCAAAGCTATCTATCTTACCTTTCTTTAGACCCATCCATATACCACGCCATCTATCTTTGATCATTTGCCATCCAGTAGGTTTTCTATACTTACCATAGGCATTAAGATAATGCTGGGTACCATGATGAATGTAGCCCATAAGAGCAAGAGGAACAGTCGTTACAATATCATTATTGTTCTTCCAACGATGATGTACAACATTCAGACTATTGCAATACTTTTTCCAACCTACACGTGGTGAACCAAATGTATACAACTCAACTGGATCGTTTAATTCTATATCGTGCATACAACGGCTTGCCATAATAGTTGCCATTGCCGCACCCAAGCTATGTCCGCAGAACCATAATGTTTTACCTAAGTTTGCTTTACGGGCAATGTCTTCAGATATCATTGGCCATAGTTCGTCAACTTCTGCTTTGAATCCTCTGTGTACTCTACTAACAGTTTCTGCCATTACTGGCATTGCCTTTAGGTCTGCACTTATATCATTGAACTCAGTTGGCTGTGTTCCGCGACATGCAATTACTAAATCGTGTTTGTTCATAAAACGATATGCTTGAGCACCGTCTCTTTCATAAAATTCTGTTGTTGTAAATCCTAATTTTTTTGCTTGCTTTGTAGCATCTTTGATGTTACTATATGCTATACTAGCCAAATTTGCAAATAATAAGGATCGTTCTTTGAAATTCATTTTTTCTATTGACATAAGTGCCCTCCCCTTTACTAAACTATTTATAAACACGCAACGCTAAATACAATATGGAGTTGTAATACAATGAAAAAACAAACACGAAGTATTTTGCAAGAGTTAAGCAACTTAGGTTCTAATGATAATGATTTTTTAATTGAGTCTAGTGCAAACAATATAATAGAAAGTGCTATTAATCTTATGAATAGGATTAATAGAAACTATGATCCTGTGACAGCTAGTGAACTTGAACGTAGATTTATTAACTCCATCAAGTCAGGCGATCCACGTAAATTTAAACGCGGTATCAGTAAAGTTATTGAGAGCAAAAAATGATTTTAAAAGAAGGCGGCAACGTATTTAAAACTGAACCTGACAAGAAACTTATTGCATCAAGAATCGCAACAGTTGATGTAAAGCCTACTATTGATTGGCTTAATTCTACATTTGGATTTAAGTTTACTCCGAAGGAATTTTTAGGAACTACTGGTACAAAAACACATCCAGACGGAACATTCGAAAAGAACTCATCTGGTGACCTAGATCTTAATACTGATACTAGAGAGTTACCTAAGGAAGAAATAATTGCAAAACTTAGTGCGTGGTGTCAAAAGCAAGGCATCCCTGATTTAGAGATTATGAACAAGGGCAGAACATTTGAAGCAGGTTGGGTAAAAGATGCTGGGTTGCAGGTACACTTCCGCACACCTATAAAGGGTGATCCTAAAAACGGTTTTGTTCAAACAGATTTTATGCTTACAGACAATCCAGATTTACAACGTGGAGCCAAGCGTGGTGGCAGTGAAAACTTTACTGGTGCTGATAGAGCTGTACTACTTTCTAGTCTTGCTAGAGGTAGAGGATATAAGTTTAGTCCAACCAAAGGTATAGTTGATCCTAACAATGGCGATGCAGTAGTTGCCAACAACTGGGACGAGATTGCTGAGATACTATTAGGCAAAGGTGCTAAAGAACCAGACACCCATAGTGTTGAAAGTATGCTTGCAAAACTAAAAGGCGATCCTAACTACGATACACTAGTTGGTCCATTTAGAGATAATATGGAAAAGGTAGGCAAAACATTACCTGAAGCAGTAGTTGAAACACTTGCTGACAAACATTTAAGTAGGCTAAAGGAATTATTACCGTGAGGTTTAGAGAGTTTAGATTATTTGAATCAAAAGAAATATTAACTGAAGGTGCTCGCATCGACCATGCAGAAGACATTGTTTTCTGGGAAGGTAGTAGAGGAGCTCTTCGTGCATTGGCTGCATTAGAAAGCCTTGAGCAAGGAGGACACAAAGATGTCACACTCAAATGGGACGGCTCCCCCGCAATCATATTTGGTCGCGATGAAACCGGAGAGTTTATACTTACAGACAAATCTGGATTCACAGCAAAAGGGTACGATGGCAAGCCAAAAAGCGGGAAGGACCTTGCGAACATGCTCGGCGCCCGAAAGACCCGTAAAGGGCAGGAGATTGACAGTAAACAAGCGGCCTTCATGAGTAATATGGAAAGCATATTTGATTATTATGAAAAGGCAACGCCTGCTACATTTAGAGGTTTCTTCAAAGGAGACCTGTTATACTATCAAAGACCGCAACTAAAAAATGATAAGTTCATGTTTACTCCTAACATAGTTTCATACTTTGTAGATTCTAAAAGCGAACTTGGAATGAAAATAGGATTAAGCACAACTGGTGTTGTAGTGCATCGCTACATAGACTTAAACGGAAACGAATCACAAGTAACACAAGAGCAACTAGATGTTATGCAAGGAAGAGATGTCCTTGTTGTGCCGCCTGTGTACACACAAAAGCCTGTCGCAGTTGATAATAAAAACATTGCACAACTAGAAACAATGGTTAAACAACACGCAGGCAAAATAGATGAATTATTAAATAAAGATGAACTTCGCCAAAAGCAGTTGACAAACCTATCGGATATACTGTATACTTATGTTAATAAGAAAGTAGACAGTTCACTAGCTAATCTAGGTGCAGACTTTTCGCAATGGATTACAACAACGAAGCTAAGTAAAAAGAAGCAGGACAATGTCCTTTCACACATCGCAGAACATCCTATTGCGTTTGACAGTTTATGGAAAGTAGTAAGTGGTATCATTAAAATTAAAGATGCTATTATTAATCAACTTGACTCGCATGAGGCAGAAGTAACACAAAAGATAGGTACACAGAGCGGTGGCGAAGGCTACGTAATGAAACATAAGAATGGGGATATCAAACTAGTACCCCGTGAAGTATTCAGTAAAGCAAACAGAGCAAAACAACGCTAAGGAGAAGCAAATGAGAGCTAAAGAATTTATCAAAGAAGCAGACATTCCACAGAACTTTGATCTTACGCCAGAGCAGCGTAAGGCAGCACAAATGGGTTGGACTTTAAAAGACAGGGCAGCAAAAGTAAACGACGACAGATTGTCTGTTGCTATGGCACGAGTAGGTGACGAACTTACAGACTGGAAGAAAGGTGCCTATGGTGCTAAGACTCTTGAAGAACTGGCAAAGAAGTCAATGGTTCCACTAGAGTTGGTGAAAAAACTTATTAAGTTTGCATCAGAGCAAAAAAGTACAATGCCTGACAAATCAACTGTACAGCCAGATAAAGATGACGACAGTGAATTTGCTGCACCAAGCGACCGCGATGTTGATCGTGATGCAAAAGATTTTGCAAGAGGATAATATCTTTGGAACGTTATACTGCATCACAGTGGGCAGAGATAGAAGGCGGACATGAAGTAACTCCTGAGAAGGAAGAAGGCTTTTCTTTCTTAAAGGAACTGCAAGAAGGTCGTATGACTAGAGATGCAAACGATGCCCGTAAACTTACCTATACAGATTGTAAACGTAATTTGTATCTGACTATGATGTGTTTGGAACTTCTAAGGCAATTTCCTACATATGCTGAAAATGCAATGCAATATGCAAGACGTAGTTCAGGGTATAGACAATACAGTAAGTTTCGTCCTGCTTCTACTGATATGTATAACTTTATGTATTTTGTAAATGGCGATGAAGCAGCAATTAGTGCGTTAAAAGATCCACAGGCAGCAGCCCGTGAACGTGCTAGTACAAATGTTCCTACTCGTCAAATACATTATTACATTAAAACATTAGGTGCTGGTCAACCTCCTAGCAATGTTATGCAAACATTTACTGCTATGGAAAGAGCATTTAACATAACTGATTCTAGTTACAAAGCAACACGTAGACGCATTGTAAACTTTGCAGAATTAAATGGTATGGATAAAAAAGTAGCAGTTACAACGCTTCTCTTAGCTGCTCGTACTCATTTAAGAGCAAGTGATATTATAGATGATCTTAGCAAAGCGGTTGCAAAGTATAACTTAGAAACAACAACAGTACGTGATAATAATCCTACTGTTAGTGATCCTGATATCGGCTTTGACGATAGAGACTTATTGCTGTATAGATATATTGTAGGTAATAAGAATCTAGCGCAAACAAGATTGTTCTTAAAGAAAGCACAGAACGGTGAAAGTGTTCCTAGTACAGCAGTAAAAGCATATCAGCCTGCTGTAAAAATGCTTAACGATATAGTTCAAGCAGGGCCTGGATTTGTACAACAATTAAGATTATTGCACAGCAGATCTAAGAAATATACAAAGAAGTAATTTTTTCCATCGTTTTATGCTAATATCAAGCGTTTTTCTATTATAGAACTAAATACAAAGTAAGAAACTCCACAGAGTGTGGAGAGACCATTTAAGATATAGGAGAAATAAAATGGCTGGAATCGGATTCGGAACTAACTACGATGTTAAACTAGGCAACGGACTAGGTGCAAACACACAAATCGTAAAATTTGCAAAAACTGACATCACACAAGCAGAGCTAGATACTGCTGCTCAAGAGCTAATGCTAACACACACAATCGCAGGTGTAGGTACAGCAGACGGCTCAGCATTTGCAACAGGAACAACTGACGTAGTATATTTTGCTGTGCAAGGACCAGTATTAGCTGCTGACGCATCAAACGCACTAGGCGTAACAGGTGCTGCTACAACTATCGAAGCAACATTTAACGCTGCAAAGTAATTAGTTTACTAATTAATAGAAGAAGGAGCCACTTTTACAGTGGCTCTTTTTTTATGGCCGTAAATACTGCATGGATAGTTTTACCATTTACACCCTTGTGGACGTTACAGAAACCAATGCTCGCAGGGGCGAAAGCACACTTGCTCATAATCAACAGGCTAACTTTATGAGTGTTTACCAAACTATAGGACTTAGATCTAATCCTACAAATTTTAAAGTAGAAAAGATTAAAGATAATAAAAAGTTTGGTTCAACTTTTAAAAACGTAAATCATTATTGGAAAATGACTTTTGATATTGAACAATCAGATAGCCTTACACTTGAAATGTTATTAGATGACTTTGAACTTGTTCCTTTTATAAGTGGACTAGAAGAGTGTGTGACATTTAAAGAATGTATCTTTTTTACAAAACATAAAGGAAAAACTAACATTATATTCGAGAAGAATGATAAATAGTTATACAAGGCAAAACCATAGGCATTTAGGGCAACTACGAGTTTACTAAACGGAGAATTAAATGGCAACTGCCTTAGAACGAGAAAATCTCGAAGCACATGTAGATCTATGCGAACAACGCTATATAGCGTTGGAAGGTCGTATCGTTAAAGTTGAAGAAAAACTAGACGGCATTGCTGAACAAATGGCATCAGGCCAACAAAGCCTCGTTAAAGTTATTATTGGTGCAGCTGGCACAATAGTAGCAGGATTATTATCCACTATCATCGTTATACTGATGAACCTTTCCTAAAAAATATAAATACTGTATGTTGTTAAGAGAACTAATAACTGAGAGACAAGTCTGGGCACGTTCTGGAAAGAAAGTGGTACGCAAGTATCGCTGTAGTTCGGGTAGTCGAAAGGGAAGAACTGTTGCTAGTGCAGCACAATGTTTCAAAGCACCAGACCCAAAAAAGAGAGCAATATTTAAAAGAACAAAAGCAAGACTAGGATCTAGAATTGCTAGAAAAGCCAAGAGAACAAAGCGTATCAATGTAGCAAGTAAGAGAGTACAGGCATTGAATAAAGCAGGGCGTAAGAGATGAACTTAGGTGAGATAATAAGAGAATCTGTCACACAAATTTGGAGTCGTAAAGGCGGCAAGAGTGTTCGTAAGTATCGTTGCACAAGTGGAACGAGAAAAGGACGTATTGTCGCAAATCCAAGTACGTGTACAAAACCTAAGAACTTAAAAAAAGCAGCAAGTCTTAAAAGAACAAAAGCCATGAAAGGCAGTAGTTTAAAGATCAAATCTGCAAGAACAAAAAGAGCCAACCCGGCAGCTAAAAAGTTGCGCAGGGTAAACCTAAAACCAAGGAAGATGTAGCATGAAGATTATTGAATTATTAGCAGAGCAAAATATGCAACTGCAAGTTTTGGACGATAACGATGACGAAACAACACTTCAAGATCCTGCTACAAAAATAAAAACCGTAGTCCCCAAAGACCCTAAAAAACCTGGGATGATTTCAAAAGACCAAACCGGTAAGTTAAGTTTGAATACTAAAACTACAGGACCAGTTGACAGAGGAATCAAACCAGGAGATGTGGTACAGGTACAGAGATGAAGTATGGTGATCTCACAGTTAGAACTATTCTAACAAATGAAGAAGCAGAGGTGTTGGATAAAACATTCGGCGCAAAGCCTATGCACATCTTTACAGAACGTGAGCAAACCATAATTCAAAACCTCATACGCAAGGACATGGTAACTAAAGTAACACATAAAGGTGTATGTATGGTTGTAGGTTATGGACAGTCAAAAGATCAAGAAAGAGTTTGAAGAAATAATACTATCTGGATTGGCAAAGACACCTTTGCCATATGTTCAGCACGACAGTATTAGAATAGGTAAAGTAGTTATTACTCCGAAGTCTGATGGCTATAGTGTTTATAATCTTACTACCAAACAACGATTAGGAAAAACTCTTAGCAAACGCGGCGCTCTTGCTCTAGCAAAAGTTTGCAGCAGCCGATGTACTTCTGAACAAGTCCAGAGTATACTAGACTTAGACAGAGGATATAATAAGTACGAAGCGGACTGTGTATTTTATTTGCATACTATCCGTAAAACAAAAGATGATTTTAAAAGAGAAATGACAGAGATGCGTTACCATGATGCAACGGATCGACGTGATACCTATGCTGAAAAAATAAATAAATTTATCTTCTCGTGATAAATACAAAGTAACAATGCGGAGCGCATATAGGGAAAGAAACCATGATTATTAGTGAAATTGCAAAAAAAATTACTGCTGATATGCTAAATGAAAACTTAGCTAAGAAATTCGGCCAGCGTATTAACTTAGAACAGTTTACGTTAGAGCAACTACAAGATGCTCGTAATAAAATTAGAACAACACTTAGTCAAGTTGAGACAAACGAAAGTTTCAATGCTGTAGCTAACGAAAACTATCAAAAGTCTAAGATGTACCTAGATGTGCTTAACCAAGCAATTAAAGAGCGTCAGTCAATCGAAGAAAAGAAAAAGCCAGACACAAATAAGAATGGTATTCCTGATTATGCAGAAGACGGCAAAGGTCCAAACGATCTTGCTAAAGGCAAAAAAGGTAGCAAGCCTAAAAAAGGCGAAGTACCTCCACAGTTTAAAAAGAAGAACGAAAGTATTGTTAAAGAAGGTGCTGAAGATAGTGCTGAACTAGTAATGGCTGCAAAAGATATGGTTGACCGTGTTACAGGTTGGATGGAAGATACAGCAGAGATGCAAACAGAATCAATGCTAGAACTAGCAGACGCAATCCGTGATGAAATGGGTAGCGAAGCAAGTGAAGCATTTGTTAATACTGTTAAGCCAGGACTAGAAGCAATGTACACTGCAATGGAAGGCACACGTCAATCATTAACAGCGGGTGTTGGACAGCTTACAGGCGAAGGCGAGCCTATGGATACAATGGGTGGTGACGACATGGACATGGATATGGACATGGAACCAACAACAGATATGGATGCAGATGATGCAGGCATGGATGACATTGACATGGCAGCAGCAGATGATGCAGGTGACGACTTTGGAGCAGACGCAGCAGCAACAGGCGGCGAAGAAGAAGCAGGCAGAGCAAAACGTGAAAGTGTACAACGTTCACGTAAGCTAGGTAAAATACTTGCTAAAGAGTCAAAAAAAAAATAATTGAAACCTTAGATACTTCTAAGTTACTACAAGTTCTACTCACAAAAGCTAAAGACGAAGAGTCAGTTAAGATCACATTTGATGATCTTAACGCCATCATGATGCGCATGGGTAACCAACAGTTTGACTATGATGTTTTTAAAGCAGCATATGATATGGATGATAGAGTGCAAGGTATAACAAAGAACTTTGACAAAGATATGATCGAACTTGTAAGCAATAACGATTTTGAAGCACCACAAGGGGGAGCAGATCCCGAAGCAGATGTTAGTAATATGGCAAAACGTGCTACTGATGTAGGTGCAAAACTTTAACTTGACAACTAAAAGATTTCATGTTAATATAATTTAACAGTGGAGATCTTATGAGTTTAATTACAAAAGTTTATGAATATAAAGAAATTAAGCGTAAGTCAGTAGATGGCAAGCGCAAGTATCTAACACCTGACGGCAATGCTGTTGCTAGTGTTACAACTATACTAGATAATACAAAAGATAAAACTCACCTTATCGCCTGGCGTAAACGTGTAGGTGAAAAGAAAGCACAAGAAATTACAACTGAAGCAGCAGGTGTAGGAACACGTATGCACAAGTACTTAGAAGATTATGTCGACTATGGTACGTGGGCAGAACCTGGAAGTAATCCTTATGCTAAACAAGCACACATGATGGCTACACAGGTAAGAGAACATGCTATGGTTCACGTGGATGAAATATGGGGTAGCGAAGTTGCATTATATGTTCCACAGATGTATGCCGGCACAACTGACCTTGTAGGCAAATACAAAGGTAATCCCTGCATAATGGATTTTAAACAAACCAACAAGCCAAAGAAATTAGAATGGGTTGAAGATTACTTCCTACAGCTTACAGCATATGCAATTGCACATAATGAAGTTTATGGTACTGATATCCGTGAAGGACATATTTTTATGTGCAGTCGTGCAGGAGAGTATCAACAGTTTGATCTATGGCCACACGAGTTTGAAGAATGGGAACAAGAATGGTGGAAAAGAGTCTATGCATATTATGAGAAGCATGGATGATTAATTTACAATTATATTTTCCTACAGTGATAGGAAATAGTTATCAACATGAACTAAGGAACGAGTTACTGCCTATCGTTAAGGACATACTCTCAAATGACGATAACATAACAAATGAATGGGGTTATAAAAATACCTATAACGGACATGAAGGTTTAGAAAAGTTATCTTCAATGCAGCCTTTTAATGATTTTATTAAAGAAGCAGGTAGTAATTATCTGCAACAGTTGGGCTACGCTGATATTGAAATAAATCCTGTAATCTTTGCAAGTGAAATGCACAAAGGAGATAGCCATGATAGGCACTGTCATCCAGGTGCATTGTTGTCAGGAGTGTTTTATTTAGATTGTCCTATAGGTTCAAGTGACATTAATTTTTACGATCCTCGATCTTTCCGTGATGTTAGAGCATTAGAGCGTGTTGACACTAATATATTCACTAGCGACTCTGCAATCTATACTCCAGAAAATG